GCAGCTCTGATTAATAAATCTATATTTTTAGGAGTATTTAGCGCACTAGGAAGATTATTCATTAAGTAATAATCACTATTTACTTGTGCAACTTGCTCAGGAGTCAATCCTTCTTGAGTAGACATCATATCAGTGAAATGAGGTCTAGACATTTCCCAAGGGTTAACATCTTGATTCCATCTATATTGCCCAGGTCCTAAATCTCCTTGGTCTAACATATTCTGCATACGTATAGCAGCATGAACATGTTCGTCTGTAGGAAACATAGCATTAACAGCATTATTCACACTTGCATCTTCATCACGCTTTTTTATTCGTCCTAATAAACCATCTAATAAATTCATACTACATCCTTACCTGTTTAATAATATTTCGCCTAATAATCCACCTATTCCTGTCATAACACCAGGAGGCATAGCGCCCGCCTCTATCGGACCACCCATACTAGGAGGTCTTAACATTTGTCCATCTGGACCAGTTGGAATAGGAAATACTTTATTTGCTGTATTCATAAACGGCATTTCACTTATTGTTTCCCCAACCATGCCTGGTAGAGATGGCCATCCACCTGCGTCATCCCAGCCTTTTAAAAAATAACCCCAGTCACTAGTAGCAGGCATCATATTCATTTGCTTTGCAGGATTGCCAAACGGAACTTGACTTGCCGCTGGTCCAACTCCTGGTAACATTGGAAATGTTATCATATCTTTATCCCTTACCTTTTAGTAATTCACCCCATAATGAGGCTTTACCATCTATTATTTGTATTATATGAACAGTAAAATTACCACCCTTATAATAATCTACAACAGCAAATGCATGCGCCCATTTATGCTGTCTTCCACCTAACCATTTATTCTTTTCAGAACTCATATCTTTTAAACAACCCAAACTCCATGCAGATTTTGGACCATCCATATGCGTCACTGTATCTTGCTGTAAAGCGTGATGATGACCATATATAATATTACATCCTAACTTTCTAAGATGATTAGCAGCGTGGTATTGACCTCCAAAATGATGTCCATGATAGTAATATAACTTACCTATCTTGAGATATTCACCTGGTGCATGATACTTATAACCACGCTCTTTAAACTTGCCAGCTTTCTCAAACGATAAATCTAAATATGGATGTTCTGCATTAAAGAAATCTAACCATTCATCATGATTACCAGCACATATATGCTTTGTCTTTACATTTACTTTATCCAACGATTCATCAATATCATCAAGCAGTTCATTCACTCCTTTTATATCTTCCTCTACTTGAGGTAGTATAAATTCCAATGGCGGTTTTTTCTTTCTTTTCCATTGCCAATGTGAACATCCTGCAAATTCACCTAAATCACCTAAATCAACGTATATATCAGGTTTTACTATTTCAATCGCTTGCTTTACTACGCTGATTGCTTTTCTATCGTGTATAGGTGCGTGCTTATCAGGCGTGACAATTGCACGCTTGACGACACCTTTGTCGCTACTAGCCATATCAAAAAACTCCTAACTGAAAAGGTCTCTTGCTTTAAATCCCCAATCAAGAGGAGATGTCCAGAGTCCTTTTGCACTTGCAAGCAAAACTTCAGTTTCGCTTCGTGGGAACTTCAAAAATAAAGCATCGCATTTTAAGCATGCCCATAATATCGGTTCATCTGTTGCTCCTAATACCTCTATTGCTTCCATATGGCGCGAATTGCAGTGTAGACATTTTTTAGGCTTTTTATCAAAATGCTCTTCATTCTCTACACCTATTGATTCAACCACGCTATCTGCTTGATTATCAACAATAAGGTCCTCTAATAATATCATAGGTCTCAAATACCTAGACTTTTTTTAACCTTACTCCAAAGAGCGTCATCTAGTTTATTCTTTGAAGATGCTACTAAATAATCCCCTAAAACGCCTACTACACTTTTGACTAAAGATTCTGTCATGATATTTTTCATCACAAAACCCATTACTTTACTAACCATATTACTCCTTTTACTTTTTAAATTCTTTTACTATTTTAATAGCTAAATGTATTATTGTTAATAATCCTACTATTATTGCAATAGTATCAGGCAACCAGCCTGACATAATTACTCCTGCCGAACTTCCACCAATCATTGTTGTTTTTAATGTATCGTCTAGCATTTTGCCTTTCTATTCAGTAGCATTAGACTCTTCGACCCAGTTAGCACTAGATATTACAGCATCCCAATTACTAGAAACTGCTTCCCAATTAACACCTTGCGAGTTCCATGACTGAGCTGTTTGTGTTTCTTCAGACCAAGCCATTAGAAATATGTTGGCTTAATAAAGCCTGTTTGATTATAATTTGACCTAGCATATTTCTTACCTTCTTTTACCATATCCATATATTTAATATAAAATATCTTATGCGCTTCAGCATTGACAGCGCCTATTAAATATCCATCTGCAATTACCTTATGAGCTAACCCTTCATGAAATTGCTTTGGCAATTCTGATTCTTGGGTTAACGTAGTAGTAAAATCATCTGCTTGCGCAACAGAATAAATTCTCATTTCTTTAGCAACAGAAATAGATTGATAATCACTTGTTTTATCATCACGCGTAACAGCATTAGTAACTTTTTCTACAACTCCTAACCTGCCACTGTCAATATACCAATATCTTTCATTGCTAGATGTAGTAGCTGCGCCTGTTCCTGAGCTAGCATCAAATTCATCATCATCTATAATAGGACTACCAATTAAACGCGGTATATCTACATTATTTACTTGAACGCGTAATATTTTAATAATATTATCATCTAATTTATAGTACCTTTGCCCTGCAATAGATGGTTGTGTATAAGTCTTTTTCATCAACTCTGTTCTTGCACAAAAATCATCTTGAGCTCTATTAAGAGCAGCACGTATTTCAGTATAGCCTTTGTCATGATGCTGCTGTACTAACTCTATTAACTGAAGTTGCTTCATTATTTCTCCTGAACTTCTCCATTATCCATTTGTTCTAACACTTCAATAGCACCTTGAGCCTTTATCATCATAGTCTTATGATGCTCAAATTGTGCCTTTAAAGACTCTAAAACCTCATCATTGGAAGGTTTAGTCTCTACTGTTTTTTTATCGCTTTTAACTGCTTTCATTTTACTCTCCTCTTATTAAGATGCTGTTAAGCCTACATCAGGTTGACTATCAACACCACCTGCTATTAAATTCCAATATGTTCCATCGGATACAAACATCCCCATAAACATTGTTTCCATAGTATCATGGTCTGCATGTACACCTCTAAGTAATGCTGTGCCTTCTGTATTATGAAATGTAATTGGGTTACCGCCTGCATTGTTTACAAATAAAATTTGTCCTGCTGTTCCTGCTGTAGCAAAACGTGCTCCAGTAACCGCTCCACCAGAAGTAAGTTTAGCACATGCGCCAGTAGTAGGAATATCACCATCAGTATTAATTAATGTCCCAGCATCTCTTGTAGCAACTAATGTCCCTGCCGCTCCAACTGTTAAGCCTCCAGTTGATGTAGTTGTTCCCGTAACTGTTAAATTATCATTAACCGTAGTCTCAGATGTTGTATGACCTATTGATACTGCAATACCACTATTTTCAGTTGCAAGCTTCATAGTACCTGTGGAATTTGTGATAAAGGAATGGGAGCCATTGTGATATATTTGCATATCTCCACCATCACCAATTTTTATAGGACTACTATCTGTTAATACAAGCGCATCATGAGATTGGTCCCATAGCATATAACTTCCAGATGTATCACCAAAAAATTTAGTATCATAACCTGTTCCATCTACTCCGATGGTTAATGTACCATTAAGTTGAGTCGTCCCTGCAACTGTTGTGTTACCGTCTTCAGTAACAATAAAATTTTCATTAGCATCATGGTCTTTAATAATAAATTTACCAGCATGTGCTGATGCATTTTCATCAGAGTCTAAAATAACATTAACACTTCTTTTTGAATCAATAGTCAAATCAGAATCACTACTCTTTAGTGAATTAGTTACTATACTTTGAGTAGTCGCATAAATATAGCCTGTAAATGTAGCAGATAAGTCATCAGATATAGTTAATGCAGTAGCCCAACTATTTATAACACTACCGCTAGTACTTGCATTAGCAACTTGAAATACAATGTCTCCACCAGCTCCAGAACCTTTACCACGTCCTGCTCTTAAATTTAATGCACCACCAGCTATATTATCTGTTGTACCTGCAGTAGTATCTCCAGCCTCAATTGACAATGCAGAACCTACAGCATTGTGAGCTGTATCTGATACAGTTATTCTAGATGCTCCACCTGATAATGTTAGAGAGGTAGCAGCGGTTAAATTGCCTTGGATTGTTACGTTTTCAGATGAATCGAGTACAAATGAATCAGTTTGACCATTTGTACCTAGGTGTATTTCCTTGTCAGTAACCGCACCAGTAGTCAGATAAAGGCCTCCAGAAGCCTGTACATTAGCAATATTATCAGCACTAAAAGCAATTTCAGTACCAGAAGTAGATGTAAATGATAGCTGATTTGTTCCAACAGTTACATGAGTAGAGCTGAGTTTTAATGCATTCGTTCCGCCAGCATAAAAATCTATTACATTGTCTGAAGATTCAACTATATACGTATCACCACCACCATCGCCATCAAGCCTTAGCTTACCTTCATCATCTATTACAACATCACCATTACTAGATAATGTTAATTTACTTATATAGGCACCAGTAGCCTTGGACATAATTTTAAAAGCGTCACCATCAGCAATTTGAACTTGCCAATTATCAGTATTCTGGTCTGCGTTAGAGGCTTCTAACCTTAGATTTAAGTCTTGGCCTGATTGTGCTTTGAAAACAACCCTATTAGCTCCTGTAAAACTAGTAGCGGTTGTTCCAAATGTTATATTTGTACCAACAGTTAATCCTGCCCCTAAAGTAACATCACCTGTTAACGTACTAGTTCCACTGACAGCTAAAGTGCCTGTAGATTGTATTCCAGCAGTTGAGATTTTCAATGCACTAGCTGTGCCATCGCCATCTTCTGCAAATCTTAAAGTTCCATCTATGCCTGTTGTATTATTATCATCAGCACTTTGAATTTTTAACAGTAAAGGATAGGTTGATGCTATACTTTTTCCAGTTAAACTTGCCATTATACCTCACCTCCAATATTAAATTTCATCATATATTCATTTTTTAATAATTGCATTTTATCTTGATACCATTTATATTTTTCTGCTGTTACAGACATTGCACCTTGTGCAGCCTGTACAGTCGTTTGTACCATTTCGCTATCTTCATCTGATAAATAATCTAACACATCTTTATCGTCTGCAGGTACATTCTCATTGAACATTTTTCTTATTACTTCCATTGACAATGCGTTGGTACTTACATCTTCAATTAAATCTAACAACTGCTTACCTAATACCATATACGCTGCATATAGTAACACGTGTTCAGTATATTTAGTAGGATAATTATCAATCGTACTATCACTTGCTATATCACTAACAGAATATTCAGGCAAATAATATACATATGCAGTTGCACTATCTGAAGGTATTGGCCTAATATGTAATGTCCCATTAAAAATATAATATACTGGGTCATCATCTGTTGAAAGATAAATTGAAGCTTCATTTTCTACGTATTTACGTTGATTTGCAGGTACAAATTTACATGGAATCAGATTACGCTCTACGTAAAATATATCACGCTCTGAACGCACATCAAAGGATGGAGTAGCAGTATTTCTAGGTGAACTAGCTATTACAAACTCTTGTGGATTCAAATTGTTTGTTTGCTCTAATTTAGCAATTACATCATAACACCCATCAATAATAAACTGATGCATAGTATCATTAGCAGTTGCTGTATCTATTAATACTCCTGCTAAATCCTCAATACGCGCTTTATAATTGGTTATTACTGCCACTATTTTTTACCTTTTTTCTTTTTAGTATTCATT